GATTATCAGGGAAGCTATCAGACAAGGTTTGAGAAAACCTTCTGTTTACTCTCAGTTAATCGCTAGTGAAGAAACAGTTGGCCAAATGCAGGTTGCTATGCCTCACATTAATTTGTCAGCAGGCAAAATGTCGAAGTTGGGCGAAGGTGAAACTATCCCAGTAGGTAACGTTTCCTTTGGTCAAAAATATGTTAAGTTGCAAAAAATCGGTACAGGGTTAAAGCTTACTGACGAAGTAGTTCAATTTGTTGCCTTAAACTTGTTAAGCTTATACTTACAAGACGTTGGGGTTCACATGAATAACGCACTTGACACATTGGCAGTTGATACTCTTATCAATGGTGACCAATCAGACAACAGCGAAGCAGCTCCAGTGGTTGGTGTTGCAACAGCGAATACTTTAGTGTATCGTGATTTGATGCAAGTGTTAATCAGAATGAACCGTTTAGGTCGTTCTCCTCAAGCTATGTTATCAGATGAGACTATGTTTATGGACATCTATAACTTGGATGAGTTCAAAGCAATTGGTATGAGAGAGCCATTGGACACTAAATTGAACGGTGTTACACCAATGCCTAAAAGCTTAAACTTCTTAATTCATGGTGCTATGCCTGATACTAACCAAGTTATGTTTATTGACACAACTTCTGCGTTAATCAAGTTAAATGCTCAAGCATTAAGTGTTGAGACAGACAGAATTGCAGAAAGACAAATGCAAGGTACTTACATCACTCAAACAACAGGCTTTGCCTCAATGTTCCGTGATGCTAGAGTAATTCTTGACAAATCATTGGCTTTCTCAGGCAATGGATTCCCTTCTTGGATGGACGTAAGCGCATTTGAAAACTCTTTATTTAGAAACTAATCATGGAGAAAGTAAGAGTTGAACTCAGAGATAAAAAGTCACAATGTTACGACATATCACAAGGCGCAGGCCTTGTGAGTGACCAAGTAAAAGAGCTTTACAAAACACCTAAAGTCACAGCATGGATTAAGTCAGGTTTTTTACAGGTGACTGAAAAAGAACTTAACCCAGCACCAGTTGAGGCTAAGGCAGAAGTCGAAGCTGCTAAAGTTGAGGCACCAGCTGACGACTTAGCAAGCAAGACAATAGCACAGTTGAAAGCGATTTGCACAGAGAAAGGCATTGAGTTTGCAGCAGACGCTAAGAAAGCCGAATTGTTAGCACTTTTAGAAGCGTAAAAGCTTAAAATAATTATTAAAAAGCCCTCACTACATTTGTTTTTGAGGGCTTTTTTCCTTAACTTGCACAACATAACACTTAGAATATGCCTATTGTAACAACACACAATCAAGACTTAAGTATTACCCAAATGGTGCTCAATAGGCTTACATTTGTGTTACCTAATGACAATAACTTCGCAATTATATCCTCTTTCATTTGGGAGGTATGCAACCAATATGAGACTTGCCTAAAGGTGTCTATTGTAACCGACCCTGACACAGGCGAAATTACAGTTGATGTGGCACGAATTGGAGATGAGCAGTATTACTCAGTATTACAACGTTCACTCATTGCAGATATAGTTTGCGTTTACATGCTCGAAAAAATTGCTTTACAAATATCAAGCGGCTTAGATGACGCAGGACTACCAGTAAATGCAAGTACTTTCTTAAGCAAAGCGAAGGCAGGCAGCGTTGAAGTAGAATACACTCAATTTGATACTAAAAAAGGTTCTTCTAGTCTCAGTATGACTGTAACGGATGGCTTAAAGTCATTTAGACAGTCAGCGTTTCAAAAAGGTATTCAGGCAGGGTGTCTGTTAGACATTTGTAACGAATGTATGGATCGCTACATGGAATTAGCAGGACAAACCACACCTTCGCCTCCATTCATTGTTTTTAATTGTTTTCCTTAATTGAACTATGGGCATTTTATTAACACCGCAGCAAATCATTGATATTAAGAACGTATTGGAGACAGTAACAGACCAGTTTTTTGTTACTCCAGTAACTTACCACTTAGCAGGTGACAGCTTGGACAGATTCAACGAAGACAGAGAGGATCAAACTATCACTGACTATTCATTGAACGGTTTAGTTGAGTTCCCAGTGTCTACCGTTGGACGTACCCAAATGACAGGAGCAGGCGGCTATGACGACAAAGAAGTAAAAGTAAGTTTCAACTTCCGTAATTTAATTACAGCAGGACTGACAGTTGGAAACGAAACAATAATGAATCCAGCTAAGGACTTTATGACCATTGAAGGCATCAAATACAAGGTTACTAAAGTCTATTTGGACGGCCCAATTGAAGCTGAAAACGTTTTGACCATTGTAGAGGGTAAAAAGTACATCAAAAAGACTTAAAGCCAATGAATAACGAGACTTTTAAGAAAATAGGTGATTGGAATAAAGTTAAATTACTTTGTTCCATTATTGGCGAGGAGATGCAGAAGGCGGAGCAGCTTTGCCTCCAAAGGTTCTCACTGAAAGCTGAAGCTTTAGCCAAGACTCATTTAAGCCTACAAGATTTGAAGTGGACAGCCTTAAAACCAGCCACCATCGCAAGAAAGGTAAGGAACGGACACAGTGAAAATATTCTTATCCAAACAAGTACTTACTTTCAATCTATTACATCATGGGTAGAGGGTGAAACAGCCTACGCAGGAGTTAAGAAAACAGCGAGATCGGGAGGTGAGGACTTGGCAAACATTGCAAGAGTGCAAGAGTTCGGGTCAAAGTCACGTAACATACCAGCTAGGCCACTATGGAAACCAGTGTGGGACGAGGCGATGGTATGGGTAGTTAAACACAATTCACCAGTAGACATTTTTATGAAACGTATTGAAAAATATAACAAATGATAATTCAAACAGTAGACAGAAGCATAACAGAACACCTAAGGAGGAGAGCAGTTGAGCTCGGGTTTTTACCTGACGTCACGCTTTACTCTTCAAGCGTGGACTATGCAGCAGCAAAAGAAGCTTTGAAGATAACAAACAATCTTAAAAGCATCATTGAAGTGTACGGAATAGGTGCAAGTGAAACGAGAGACGACAAAAGCGACGCTAAGCTATTTTTAGACAGAGCAGGAGAAACAGTCGGAACCGTTGGAGGTTGGCCTGAGGAATTCTACACTAAGAACATAGACGGAACTTGGAATAAATACAAGATGCCTGACATGACCTACGACGTTATGTATGAGCTTCGCACTATAACGACTAACACCCAAATAGATCGCACTATGGACAGCATTATTAGGCGAGTGCTAGGGGCTAGAAAGTATATAAAGCTTATTGATGCCAATGGTGTAGACACTAACATAGTTATTTTAGTACTATTCAAAGGCAGTGCAGACGTTTCAGGCGACGGGTATTTAGAGAGGGTGTATAAGTACGAAGTAAACCAAGTATGGCTCGAAGAACCTGAGCTATTAGCGGAAAATATCCCACCTTTAACCTCATACGATGCAAATATTATACCTACCGAGTTAATCGTAGTTCCTGAGCCGCCCCCTCCACCACCAACGTGTAATGTAGTGTTTGGTGGAATTGGATTAACTTTGACCAACACTACTTTAACAGTAGGTGTTAGTTTAAATCCAATTTCAGGACTTTCTAAGTTGGTATTACTGATTAGGTCAAGTCTTACAGGATTTACTCCAATTCAAGAAATAATCGTACCTGTTGACAATGTGTTAACTGACTTTTCATTTGACGTTGATATGTTGCCTTACCCTGTTGAGTTTTATGTATTTCAAGTACAAGCTTATACTAGTTGCGACCCTTTAACGGTAGCTACTAGTATAGAGTCAGACCCACCTTTCGAATGGATAGGGTTACCTGAGGTACAGCAGATTTACCCAATTAACGCCCCTCAAAAAGAATCTATTGAAGAATGGGCACTATTAACACCTCCAATTGCAGGTTATACCTATCAGTTAGAGTTCGTGGATGGTGGTACATCTAAGTTTGTCAATCCAAACGGTGTTCAATCGACTCAATTGTTTATAGACGGTTCAAATTGGTATAACCCTCGTATTATGTGGGCTTATTCAACATTAGACACTCAAACAGTCAATCCTTATGTTAGAATGACTATCTATAACAGTGTAGGCTCAACGGTTTGCGGTGATGTTGCTCCTGATTTTACAAATATTGTAGTTGTGGCGTTGAATGTTTGGTTAAGAGGAGCTATTAACACAGGAATTACTCTAAACTCATCAGGAGTATTGGAAACTGTCTATGGTTACGGAACGCCTGAGTATTTCGTACCAAATGGGGCTACTATTGGTAACCCTAACCCTTACGGTAATATCAAAATGGCAGAAGGTTTTCCTACTTATGGAAATGCTTTTATTATAGATGTAATAAAGCTTGAATTAAGAGAGGAAGACCCTAATAATTTAGGCTTTCCAAGTGAAACGGTGGTAGATAGTGCTTTTATGTGGTGTAGACAACCAGCCAATTACAACTCTTATTTCGGAAATCGTAGATGTGTGGACTTCTTAACAGGTAAGAATGATTTTATTCAATTCAATGCTGATCCTAACATTGAATACTTTGTAGTCGTTAAGCATCGTAACCACTTGACAGTTAGTAGTGTAAAACTACCATTGTCTCAAATGGGAGGAGCTACTTTTATAAATCTGTCTTCAAATGCAGCAATGTACTTACAATCAGGTGGGACAGAAAGGTATGCTACTGAGCCGTTGGACTTAATAAACAGTTTCTTCTATATGCAGTACGGAAACGCTCATGACGAAATTGGAGACGTAGGAGAAGTTAATGCAACAGATACTTTCATAGTGACTCAAGATCAAAACCAAATCTTTAACCTGTACGTTAGCACTGACTTAAATTTGGATGGTTATGTGGATACTACAGATGTAGCAATTGTAACAGAGGGAGAAGGGGCTTTGTATTATTCAGGCGTACCAAATCCAAGTTTACTGTAATAATTTTGAATTAATGAAATTTTTGTTTAAATTTGCGAATAAATAATAAATTATGAACCCAATAGGAATAGCACGTACAGAGATAGAAATAACGGATCTATCGGTATTAATCGCTACTGGGCTTAAAGGTGTTATTGGAGTGTTGGGCATCACAGAACGTGGGCCAGTCAACACTCCTACACTAATAGGTTCTTGGATCGAGTATCAGCGAGTATTTGGTGGATTACTAGACTATGAAGCTGATTCCAGAAAATCAAGCTTTCCTTTGCTTTGTAAAAGAGCGTTGGAGGCAGGTGCAAAGCTTCGTATTTCGAGAGTTGCCGAGTACTCAGACATAACAGACTACACTACTTTAGTAGGTGACAAAGCTACTTTAGATTTCACACAGGCAGGCGTAGGCGAAACACTTGCAGAAGGTACACTCACTGTAACAGGTGCGGGTACAGCAACTCAAACGCTAGAGGCTTTTGTCGCAGGTAACAGCATCGGTATTGCAACGATACCAGCATCACCGACAACTACAACCACAGCAAACGCTTTAATTGCTGCTATCAATGCGGCTACTTTGACCAATGGTGGCTACACAGCGGCTTTGAGTGGTGCAAACGTAGTTGTTATTACAGCTCCGACAGGGTCGGGAGCAGTTGCAAATGGTAGAGTAATTACTTACGCTTCTACGAGTGCGACAGCTACACTTGCGGCATTCTCAGGAGGTATCACAGAGGTAATTGCAAGCGACTTTACAGTTACAGCTAAAAGTATAGGTTATTGGGGTAATGACGTGACTGTAACGGTTACAGATGCTTATTCGGGTAATGCTCTTAAAAAAGACATCACTGTTGCATTGGCAGGTTATCCTGATTTAACGCAAACTGTTAGAGATGTGAATGTAACACCAAGTACTCAAGATATTGAGGTATTAAATCATACTCTTAAGTACGTAGACTTTAGTGACGTAGATACAACTCTTTTCAATGCCTCAGGTGCTTTGTTATTAGGTACTCAAGACGTTGACACCATCCAAACCATTCATTACATTGGAGACGTGGCAAGTGCGACAGGCTTACACTCATTTGACGACTCTAAGGACATCGTTAAAATCTGTGTTCCTGAGTTAGCAGTGGCAGAGTTAGACATCGCAACAGTGGCTTATGCTGAGTTGAGAAAAGATTTATTAGCAATTGTCAGAACTCCAGCAGGGGCAGACGGTCAAACAGCAATAGATTATAGAGAGGGTGTTTTGTCTTCAACTACGCCTATCAGCAATTGGAGAGGTATTATGGTTTTTGGTGACCACTACATCACACACCCAACGTCAGGCGTTAAGGTGCAAATTCCAGTGATTGGTGACGCTTTAGGTCGTATGTCGAATAAAGATAACGTTGCTTTTGAGTGGTTTTCATGGGCAGGTCAAAAAAGAGGTCGTATTCCTAACTCTTTGGGTATGGTTTACAACTTAGGCACAGCAGCACGTGAAACATTGGCTTCTGCGGTTGTCTCTAGAGGTATTAACCCAGTCATTGAGCACGATTCATTCGGTGTTGTATTGTGGGGTAACTCTACTTTACAAAAAGAAGATACTTTGCTTAAGAAGGCGAATGTAGCTGAGTTTATGATTTTCTTAACTCGTGCTCTTAAACCTTTGATTGAAACAGAGTTTTTCGACCCGAATGATATACAAACTTGGAAAAATATTTATCGTAGAGTAAGCCAGTTAATGGAGTACTTGAAGGCGAATAGAGGGGTTTATAATTACTTGTACCAAGGTGACCAAGACATTGACACTTTAGACCAAGCAATCGTAAATGAGTCATCCAACATCACGGCAGGGCAATACAAGTTTAACCTGTTCGTTCAACCTATTCCAGCGTTAGAGTACGTAGGAATTAACGTAATTGTGACAAATTCAGGTGTAAGTTTTGAAATAGGAGCATAAGATGGCACAAATAGCAAACACGAGAAAAGTATTTAATTTCCGTATTGAGATCGATGGTGTCGATCAATGGGAGATTCAGAAAGTAACAATTCCTGAGGTAGAGATAGAAGCTGTTGAACATGGAGACGCTAATTATAGTGTCAAAACAGCGGGTAGAATCACAGTAGGGGATTTAGTTATGGAGAAGTTGAGACCTTTACCAGCTTCTGACACGTGGGGGTGGGCTTGGTTACAAGAAGCGCAAAACATTCAAACAGGGGGCGGAAAGCTTCAAGCGAATGTAAACCGTAACATCGTAATCAAAGAAATGAGCACCGACGGAGTTACTACGGTTAATAGATGGTTCTGTGAGGGTAGTTGGGTTAAGAAAATTAGCCAAAGCGACTTCGACAGGGCAACCTCTGACAACATCATTGAGACTGTAACGTTCTCAGTTGATAAGTGTTACAGAATATAAAAGCATACGTTTACTACTATTTTTGTCTGGCATTTGTTTTTCCCGAAGCTGTTAAAGGCTTCGGGTTTTTTTATAGCACTGATTTGTAATTATCCTCTTCACCTTTGAGTCTGTAAAATATTCTATGAGCTGACTCAAAACGTTTTGCACCATTACGCCAAAGTTCGAAATTAATGTGAGTGTTTTTGATTAGCTGTTCACCTATTTTCTTTCCATTCTTGTCTTCTAGAGTCTTTGTATAATCTCTAGTATAAGCCACACACTCACAATCTTTCAAGTCGTCATAAAGCTTTCTAAATCCGTTTAGTTTTAACTTTCTATTGATTGTAGTAAAAGCACCAGTTGAACCTCTCGAAAATTCTACATAAGGCCTTAGATTAAATCCATAGTCTGTAACCTCTTTGAAATCTGTTTTAACATCAAGTTCTAATAAGTTTTGAAACTTATTGATAGGTAACAAGGTTAATAGAGAATCTTTGTCAATATAGTATGTGTTGTATTTAATTGATTTATATAACTCATTCGCTTTTAACAAGGGGTCATTGTTAAATTTCTCAGGTATAGCATAACCGTAGAAAGGTTCACTAATTCTTATACTTCGAACGTCCCACGCTTTGGCGTCTACTTTGGTCGGAGTTACAACCGTTTCAGTGATTTGATCCCAAAACTCCATTACATGGAACGAGCACTCAATAAAGAAATCAAAAGGGACTTCGTTGCGTCCCCCTTGTTTCAATGTTTCAATTAATTCTTTGTATTTTTCCATTATTCCCAAAGCTTTTTTGCAATTGCTATTTTCTTTTCAATTTCGTTTACTTCTTTCTTAGCGTAGGTTAATGAGTAGCTATGTTCCTTTTTAATAGTACCATTCTTTAACCCTTCATGTCTAAACTTAGCACCTTCGAGTAAAAACTCGTAATACTCTAAACTTTCAGGCATTGACAAATTAATGTCATTCGCTTTACTTGCCCAATACTCAGCCCTTTGTTCGTATTTCTCAGCTTCTTTTTGTAACTCAACTGACTTATTCATTCTGTTGTGGTTACGTTCAATTAAAGCTCGGTGTCTTTTTTCGCTATGGTGGCCGATCTTGATAGGTTCTGCAAGGACTAAAAAGTCTTTGCCTTCGTCAGCTGCTTTCCAGTATTCATCACTCTTAGCCTCTCTTAATTCTGCTGACTTGGTTAATTTCTCAGCTTTACGTTTAGCGTATTCTTGAGCGTCTAAACCGTCAGCTCGTACGATTGAGTAATAAAAGAATCCATGACCTTCTGCAACTAAGTTAAAAACTATGTGGTCGTTTTCTTTACCGTACTTAGTTGTTACTTGGATAATGTCGCCTCTGTTGTACGTAGTTTCACATTTCGCAACAAAGACATTAGGGCAATACTTAAAATAGATATTCATTTTGTAAGTGTTTTAATTATGTTACAAAGATACTAGTTAACTTTTAATTATGCAAATATTTTTAATAATGCAATGAAATTAAAAGTTAACTAGTTGGTAATCAATGATAATAATTTTTATTTGGTTTTCATTATAAACTTTCTACTTTGTGGTAAGACTCAAAGTATTTTGTATCAGTTTTTAACTTGAAGAATACATAATACTTTGCCTGTGTGTATGTTATTTCTGCATTCTCATAACACTTAAACAGTTCTGCAATTTCAGCCTTTTTGTATTTAACCTCTTTATAGTTATTGAGGCACCAAGTAACTTCTGAATGAAAACTTATATCTACTTGATGTTTATCGTTTATGAAATAGTAGCCTAAAGTAGGTCTCTTTTTTGCAGGTTCCCACGCAGTACCCATTTTGTTTTTTAACGTCCAAATAGTGCCTGTTTTACCTTTGAATTCTAACCTTCCTGCATAAACACTCCTTAAGTCATTTGTTCTTAGTTTGTTTGTAGCATTTGGCACAACTTTTACATAAGTAAGGTTTTTAGTGAGTTCATAATAGAGTTCTATAAACTCTTTGAATGTTATCGTCTTTTCCATATTATAGGGTAAAATTGACTCTTTCAATGCCTTTAGTCGTTGGGTAACTACCCAAACCTTCGTGAAACCATTCCCACACAATACCGTTTACATTGTAATAGTTGGAGTCCTGATTTTTGCTAGAACCTAGATAACAAGCTGCTCTATGGGCGATTATATAATCGTAGGCTTCGATAACCTCGTCTCTATGAGTGTGAATAGATTTTTCCATTGTCTTAATTATTTAACGTTACAAAGGTAATTTATTATTTTTAATTTGCAAAAATTTTTTAATAATGTTTTTACAATAAAGTTATAACTTACTGACTATCAAGTACAATAATTTTCAAGTGTGTAAAGCAACTATCAAAAAATTTATGTAAATTTGCGAAATAAAACAAATACAGAAATGAATAATACACACACTTTTAAACTTACTTCGGGCGTTGAGTGCGAAGTTAAGGAAATGACAGGTTTACACCAACGACTTTTGACAGAGCAAAAGAAAAAGAAAGTAGGCGAAAACTTGGAAATCATGCTGGCTGACTTAATTGTAAGAGTAGGCAGCGAGAGAACCATTACGCCTGAATTCGTTAGAAACATGTTAGCGAGTGACAGAAAGAAGGCACTTACTGAAATTCAACAGTTTACCAATGACTTTGACCCTGTTTTCAAATTCATTTGGCACTACGAATCAGTTGAAGGCGGTAAAAAGGAGCACGAGCTAGAGATTGACTTAAGCGGAGGCTTTCCAATGACTACTCTAAAAGTTTTGCAGCCTGACGGAACGTTAATTGACGCTGACTACAAGGAGTATTCAGAAATTCAACGTAACTACTACACAATTTTACCTAAAACCAAATTAAAGGTAAGATTAAGCTTGTTAGATGGCGTAGGAGAAACGAAAGGCTTAAATACTAAGCTTGAAGAGAGATCGAGCCACACGCCTATTTATATGCGTTTTCCGTGCGAAATGAGAGAGACAGGGAACACAGAAACGCCTATATCTATTAACTTGGATAAGCTGCCAATTAAAGACATTGAGCACTTAAGAAAACTAATCAAAGAAGTTGAGGGGCAAGTTGATACTGAAATTATGTTTGAACACCCTGAGGCAGCACAAAAAGCAGCCAACGAAAAGGAGGTTACAATTGACGTGCTCGGCGTAACGGCTTTTTTCTTCCCTTCGGAGGCGATCTAGATTCCGAGTATTTCTTTCTCAGTTACTCGGGTGTAGGGTTTACACTCACTGAGTTTGAAAATCTCACGTTCCGAAGGAGACACACCTACTTAGAGAGGTTGAAAGCACAAAAAGAAGCAGAAAAGAAACATTTGAATAAAAAATAACATGGCATTAGGGACATTTTCGGGCGGAGGCATAGGTTTTGGCGTGGCATTCACCCTGCAAGACTACTTTACAGCAACAGCCGATAAGATAGAGAATAAAATGGTTAATCTTAGCTCGGCAACGGATAAGATAGCCAATAAGATAAATGACAGCTTCGGAAAAATAGCTTCGGGGGCTGCCATGATAGGCTCGGGGGTGGCAATAGTCGCCCCTCTTATGGCTGCGGTTAATCTTAGCTCGGATTATGCGGAAAACATGAATAAGTTAGACGTAGCGTTTGGTAGTTACGCTGCTGGTGTTAAGGAGTTTGTTAATAGTTCCAATGCTAATTTTGGTATTGACAAGGTTACGAGCTCCGACATGGCGAGTTTGTTTGGTGACATGGCAACAGGTATGGGCTTTGCTCAAAAAGATGCTGCTGGTTTATCTATGAAATTAGTAGGTTTAGCTGGGGACTTGTCATCACTTAAAAATATTTCTCATGATGTCGCTAAAACCGCATTGAAGGGTATATTCACAGGTGAAACTGAAAGCTTGAAGGGTATCGGTATTGTACCCACTGAAACGAACTTACAAGACTTTGCAAAAACACAAGGGATAACCAAAGCACTGTCTAAAATGTCTCAAACTGAGAAAGTTATGCTTAGGTTTAACTTTGTTATGAATGCGAGTAAAAATGCAGTCGGTGACTTTGCAAGAACTAAAGAAAGTTTTGCGAATGTTCAACGTGGTATGTTAAACGGATTCAAAGAGTTAGGTGTAGAGATTGGCGAAAAGGTTTTTGCCATGACTGATAGTGGCAAAATAATCAACCTGCTGAAAATTGGATTCATTCCTGATTTGGAGGACGTGAAATGACTACACTAACTACCGACCAAATCGATACCGTGATTACTGCCCTTTCTGATATGGGGTGTTCTGAAGTATTCGACAAGATGTGGGAAAACCGCAGTGAGTATTATGATTCCATCTGTGTGTGGACTACAGAGACAC